GTAATAATATAATAACACCTGATTATACACAAAATATTCAATCTAATAATTATAATGATACTACGATAAATAATATAGATCGAAATTTATATCGTAATAATAAATTTAATTATTTGGGAATTACCTCTATTGATATAAATTCTACAATTATATTTAATGATATGTATATTAATACCCCATTTAGTAATACAACATATTATAAATTCGATGATAATAAAATATATACATTGACACCCAATATGAATGAAAATAGATATAGTTTAAGTTATGAACTTGCTGATAATATGATTATCAATCCATATGAATTGATATTTAATAATAGTACTAATTTACAATCACTCATATTAACTAAATTTTCAAATAATAAATATATTTATTCTTATAATTTAACATTTGATAATACTTTTAATTTCATAGGTACAACTAATTTTTTAATTAATAATATGATTATATGTGGAACTATTGTAAATAATAATAATATGATTACTCTTATTATGATATTGAATAATATGATAACTTTCAATGAGACTGTTCTTATGTATGAAGCAATAATGGGAGATAAAACATCATGGCAAGTTAGTTCACAAATTACAAATATATCTGTAAATAATTTTAAAATAGCAAACTATTATATTAATAGTTCATTAAATAGTTTGGGAATAAATTCAGGAGATATTTATAGCTTATCTGGTAATTATTATGATATGTCTACAATATCAGAGATTAATAATATATGTTATTTTAATTTACCTGCTTCTGATCCTACAGTTACTATTGATTTATATAACAAAGTATCAATTACTTCTTCACCGGATAATTCATATGTAACATATAATTTAAAACCTAGTTTAATAATTCGTAATGGTACTATTTATAGTTATTATGCTGATGGGGTATTTACAAAAGATCTTTTAAACACAAACTCTAACTATTATATATTATTAATTGATACATCTGTCGGTAGATATTTTATACTTAAGATTAGTGATATTAAAATAAAGGAAATACCAAAAGGAAATTATCATACTTATATATTACCATCTTATAATATAAATACAATTCAATATAATGTTACTAATATATCGATAGATAGTAATGGAAATATAAGTGGTTTGGCTGCAAATAATTTACCAACCTATTCATTTTATATAATAGGAGGTGTAGTATATTTTTATAGTACTGGCGATACTATAAATATAGTAGATTCATCAATAGCCTATTTCAATCAAAATGATAATATGAATACTATTTATTTAATAGACAATACATTATTTAATACTGAATTAAAACAGATGATTGGTATTATGATAAATTTTAATTTGAGTGAAAATTTTATTACGAAAAGATTAAATGTTAATTCACCCGTTAGTTTTGATACTCTTAATTATTTAGTCTATAATTCAAAATATTATGATACTGAATTAGTAGTTGCGAGTTATAATTCAAATACAATTCAGTTATTAGGAGATAATGAGGTGATAGTTGAGATGTTAATACAAAATATCAATATGCAAACTCTTTATCAACCAATTGTTATTAAAAAATATGATAATGGGATTATTATTCCTAATATTAATTTTACATATAATATGATAAACTATTCAAAATCATTTATTCCAATTAATTCTACCAATTTATTTGATTCTAATAATAAATTAATTAATAATTTAATAATTGGAACAATTAATAGTACAGATATATTCACTTCAATATCGCCTAATATTATTATTAGTAATGGTACGATTAGTTTAAATAATAGTTATAGTGTATCTGATTTAGCTTTTGAATTAAAATTATGGAAAATTAAAGGAGTTACATCATCTGGGATTGTATATTATGTATATTTTTGGATTTTATTTACAAATAATATACAATTGATTCAAAATTATTTAGATGTATTAACAGATACCACTAATAATATTGGTATATCAGAACCATTATATTTAGATACTAATTCACAACTAACCATTACAAATTATTGTCTTCAATACAATTTAATATCATGTTATCCTAATATTTTGCAACAATCTAATAAGGATTTAATATTATTAAATAATACATATGACACTTCGATATATTATCAATTCTATACTGATACTAGATATTATGATACAACTAAATATACTCATATTTTAAAGCAATTAGATTATAATAATGTTTTTAATATTAAACCTACTGTAGAATTTTTATCAAATAATATAAACAGTTCAGTATATTTCTCTAGTTTGCAATCATCAGACCCATCTGTTTTTAATTCTGCTAAATATTTTATCTTTATTTATCAAAGAGTTAGTACAAAGAATAGAGAATATAAAATTCTATTTAAATCAGATGTATCGAACAATATATATTTTGATTATGATAGCGATATATCAGAACTTACAACTTATTATTCTATTAATTATCCAATCTTTATTAATAATATGATTGTACTGATACAAAATACTACTACAAATTATCAGATTGTTAAATTTAATAATATGTTTTTAGAAATGAATGAAATGATAATATTAGATGGTAATATATTTATTGTTAATGGATTGAGTCTAAAATCAAATACATATATGTTAACATTAATTAAATCTATTTCAACTCTTAAGGATAAATATAATGGATACTTTACATTAGGTAACTTTTTAAGAAAAGATAATAAAGTGATGCCTCCGATTGATTATGAAACTATGTTAACATACAAACCAATGATTACTCCGAGTGTTGGTGATATATATTTTAGTAATAGTATGAATAAATTTGTGATAGCAACATCATCATCTGTTGTTAGTGATGTTAGTATATTTCAAGAATCTAGTTTAACTATAAAATTATATTATAATACGAATGGATTATTTTTATTTGATAATATGATATTATTAAAAAATTGTGATAAATTATTATGTACTATTGATAATAATATATATACTATTAAGAATATTAGAGATGGGATGATATTTTTAGATAATAATATTAATTTAGCATCAAATTATAATAATACATTTATTACTTTTATTTTACCCTATCAACCATTTAAAATAATGTATATTAATTTTGATTCAAATGGTAATATTTTATCAGAAATAATTCCGGATAATATGACAATAATATTAGATTCAACAAATAATAATTTGGATGTTTATAATGTGAATAATAATATGATAAATATTGACACAGCCGTAAATATAACTCCTGGATATAGATTAGTACGTGTTATGAATACTATTTATACTTCCTTCTTTGAAAATGTATCATTTATTCCAATTAGTGTAACAACATTTAATATTAGTAATAAATATCCAATTATATTATCAGTTAATTATGATCATAATAATAATAGAATACAGATATTAAATAATAGTAATATTATGACTAATTTTAACTTTTACTATTTTCAACCAATATTTATTTCAGGTTCATATAATTTTATTAAAAATATAACATTTGATGGGACTTATTATTGGATAGTATTAATGAATCCAACTAATATTATAATAGATGGTATGATGAAGGTTACATTCTCACCTAGTTATACAAATAATAAGAATTTATTTATTCAAACTAAAATAAGATATAACTTTGGTATTCAGTCTTATGATTATAATAATTTGATAGGTAAAAATATTGAGGTGGTTAGATATATATTAAAAGATAACAATGTTGTTTTAATACAAACAAAGCTTAATAATAATAAGATAATATTCAAATATGGAGTATCTATTGCAGTGAATGAGGCAAATAATAAAATAAAAAATGTATTTATAAATAATAAATTTAATGGAACTATGGATACATATGAAAGTATTTATTTTTATGGTAACTTTTGTTTAAATTCAGATGGTATGATTAATAATTATGATACATTATTAGGTTCATATCATTTAATTTGTCAGATGAATCAAGATTTTAATAAGGTGAATTTATGTAAGTTTATTTATCCAAATAATATCTTTGCATATCAACCATTTAATTATAATTATTTATCAAAATCTTTTTTAGGTAGAATTATATGTATTAAATCAAATTTTGTAAATGAGATTGTTTATAATAATTTTAATATGGTTCAGTCTAATAAAGTTTTGGAAATCAATAATATGAGTATGAAATTCATAAAGAAATATGATATTCGATTAGTAGGTACACCAACATTTATTAATAATAATTTTAATCAGGAGATACAGTTTATAGGAACTAATACATTTTCATATGAGTTATATAATATGATATATTTAGATGAGGAATTAACACAACCTTATTCTATTGTTACTATGAATATTGATTCTGTTTTACATTATTATATAGTATCCCCATTATATTTATCAAATCAGCTTAAAACAATTTATACTATTTTAATAAATTATATGGATAGTGCTACGATGAGTCAAGTAACTAAGAAAAATAAAAAATTAGCAGATAGTGATATTGATTATTATATTGATACTAAAATTGTGAATACTGAAATATTATTATATAATATTAATTTTTCAAGAGTAAGTAATAATAATGGTATATATAAATATAAATATGTATTAGATGATAAATTGGACCATTATAAATTAAATTCAAATGAAAACTATTTTATTCAATATATCAATCAAGTAATTAGTAGTATAAATAATAATAATAATACAATTATTACAACATATGCTCTTGATTCAGATACATTAATATCAACTAATGAATATGATAGACTTAAATGTTTTACAATTAGAACCTTAGATATCAATAATATTTTTGATCCTACAAAATTATTTACGAATGTTAAAGCTCTTAAAATTTCTCTTTTTAATAATTCTTTTGGTAGTGCAAGGATTTCAGATATAGATATATTTAATAAATTAAAACCTTGGAAAGTATGGGCATTATTAAATAGTATAGTTGGGGTTAATAAAATAAGTGAGCTTGTTAATAATTGTTATTTGCAATATAGTGGAAATACTGTTAGTAAGAAAACCGATACAGTCGTTAATTACTCATATCTTACTAATAATGAAGTGACAATGCTAACATCATTTTTAATTGATATTAATACTAAACCAAATGCTCTTACTAATTTTAACATAATTAAAAATAATATTGAACCACTGATTCTTTCAAATCTTAAAAATTGGTTAGGAAATACATGGTTCTTTTTAAATGTTACTAATAATATTAATTCTTTTCTACAAGGAGCTGGTTATAATAATATATTATTTGATGGTAATAATCTTATTTTTAATAATATGATAACACCTGTAATATATATAAGTAATGAATATACATTTGATTCGGTAAATAACCTTGTATATCGTTCAACTGAACAGTATAATAAAATAAATACTAATATATCTCAGTTTATTAATAATATAAATATTCCATATAATAATAGTAATTATTTTGGGATATCAATTCATCAATTATTAAGATATTTACGTGTACTTGGAGACCAATTTATTCAACTTACAACTAATTTTACTAATGTATTAAATAGTACACCTGAATATCCTTATAATAATCCTCTAAAATTTATTATTAATAAAGTTTGGGAGAATCATAAGAGTAATAAAGAATTAGCATTATTAGATAAAAATTTTCAACAAAATGAAACATTTGTATTAAGATATACCAAAAACAGTAATATTTATTCAAGTATCAATTACTTAATTAATTTAGATATATCTTATTTTGGTATGTATAGTACAAGTGATTATAATGAATTTGTTTCTACATTTAACAGTCAATATAATATGAACAATGTAACACAATATAAAGATACTGTATTAAAACCAGTACAAATTATTAAAAAATTAACTATTAATACTCTTTATCCATATAAGATTAATTTTAAAACAAATGAAATTACAGGAGATGCAACATATAGTATTGATTTTTTAAATGGTGAGAATATAATGACTGATTATACTATTACTAATCCTAATACATATCCAGATGAATTGTTATTTACTTCTCCACTTAATATTAAATCATCTGATTTTATTACAGTTAAGAAGAAAAAGAGTTATACTGTAAATAGTTCTACTTTCTTAGGATATCTTTATGCTATTACATTTGATAACTTATCATTAGTAGATAGTATATATTTTAGAAATTACAGTCTTACTATTATGAGTATTAATAATAATGTTATTAATTTATTGGTACCATTATCTTTGATTGAATTGGGTAATATGACAGAAATAAATACAACAGATATCTTTGAAATTAGAAATAATGTATCAATTATATCAACTAAAGTAATAAATGGTAATACATATCTTACATTTTTAAATAGTATGATAGTATTAAATAATTTTGTAGCTAATAAAACATTACTACGAACACCTAATAATATTTATATGTTACAAATTGATAATAATATATTACCTGAATTTTATATTACAGGTGCAACACTTGATAGTTATGATTGTATAATTATTAATATGATGAACCCTACTAATATTGTTAATATGAATCAAGGGATTTATAATATTAATTTATCTTCAAATATTATTAATACTGGGTTATCATCTTATGAACCAGTCGATAAAAATATTATTATTCCAATGGATTTTAAATATAATAATAGTTCCATGTCATTGACACCTTTAAAAGTTAATTCTATTCAGAATAATATTATACAATTTTATTTTAATTCAAATGCTATTAATATAATTAATAGCTCAACTGGATGGAATACTGTAGTTAATACAAAACGTATTGGTCATGACCTTACAAATAGTATTACTAAATTAGAAAAAATTGCAGATTATGCTTATTATTTTAATAATATTATACCATCAACTAGTAGTACAGTTATTTTTGTATATGATACTACTATAAATGATATTGATATTAATAATAATGTATTTGAACCAATTAATAATACAATATACAAGACATCTATGACAATAACATATTTGAAAAATACTACTCGATTCACATTAAATACATTGTTACAATATACTGATACTACTGATAAATTAAGTTTTATTCAAAAAAACTTTTGGACAATAACTAATTATAATATTATTGATAATATGATGACTATTACAGTTCCTTCTGATTTTGTTATTAATACAAGCAGTAAATATTATTATAAAATTAATAACATTGTTATAAATAAGGGGTCGTTTTTATATGATGGAACTAATCTTACATTTAATTGGAATGATAATATAATAGGACCTATTATATTTACTCAATATTATGTAGAAACTACAATTGGAGTAATTATGATACCAAATAATAATATGAAAGTTAAGATAACATTAGATTATCCCTATCAATATACTATTAATAATAATTTCTATATATTACCATATGACTGTAATGGGAATGAATTTAATAATTACTTTTATATTCTCAAGACATCAGATACTACTAATCTTAATGGATTTGGAATGATTGGTTTTACAGATGGTAGTTCCAACTATACTGATAATATGATTACTTTATATATGAATGGGACTATTTTTAATGGTAAAATATTTGATGAATATTATGATGGTACTAACAAGTATTATATTATATCATTAAATAATATATTAGATACTAGTTTGAGTTATACATATAGTTTATCAGATACAATTATTAAAAATGTAGTATCTATCATATTCTATCAAGATTTATTATTTACAGGAGATACACCTTATCAAGATTCACCTAATTATATTTATATTTATACAAATAGTAATATTAATAATTATATTCCATTAAATGGTAGTAGTATGGCAAATAGATTTTATTTAATAGGATATTATGATTATAAATTGACTAACTTGTATTATAATCCAACTTTTATTCAGAATCCTAATATGATGAAACAAATTGTATATAATACAACTACTAATAATATCATTGAAAAACCACGTTTTAAAACATATGATAAATTATTCTCATTTATTAGATTATACTTTAATGACCAATTAATGGAAGAGTTGAATGAATATGTATTTAATATTAATTATCATTTATATTCTACAGAAGAACAGAGACGACAATTAGATAAAATGGTAATAATTAGAAAAAATAGTAGTTATGAATTATATATTCCATTAATATTTTGGTTCAGTAAAAAGGCAGGAATATCACTTCCTACCATTGCATTGTCGAATACTCAACTTAGATTAGAATATAAATTAAATGATCTTGTCAAAATTCTCGATAATGATTTGAGTGGTAGTTATACATATAGTATAAATCCAACATGTAAGATTACTCTTCAATCTGAATTTATTTTATTAGATAGTATGGAGAGAAAATTATTTGGCTCTTTTAGTCATGAATATGTAATTGACCGATATATCATTGCACCATATAATAATATTACTAATGATAATGTCGTATTAGTTAAGAATTGGTCTGGTTTAATTAAAGACATACATTTTATTGCTGAACCAGAAAATTATCCAGGTTTAAATTATTTCCCAGAAATAACAAATGATTACGATTACCAATATATGCGTTATGTAACTGCTGTTAAGTATTATAAATTATATCAAACTACTAATTATTTTACATCTACTGAACAAAGACAATATAATTTAGATATTAATATTATTTCACAAAATATTATTGATTTGAATAATTATATATTAACACATGGCGTGCCCGGACATGATAATAATACACGAATTCAAAAATATATTGACTTTTTTAGTAGATGGTCTATTTGGGACAATTCATATGAACTTTTGAAATTTATATTATACTATGATGATAAATACCTTAGTTTTGTACCTGAAGAGCAAAAAATATATTCAATTTCAATCTATTTATTATATTTATATTCAAATAAAATGAATGTTAGAGAGATATCACCCATTCAATCTATGTTATTAAAAGTTAATGGAAGTGATTTATTTGCAGAAAGAGATTGGAATTATTATACTAATGTAGTACCTTATCAGAAATTTAAAAACACATTACCAACAGGATATTATACATATACCTTCTCATTACATCCTACTGATGACCAACATTCTGGACATCTTAATTTTTCATTCTTTGATGATATAGTGGTAAAAATAAAATCTAATATGATAAAATCAGATGGTACAACATATGGTCCCTATAAATTAAATACAGTTTTAAGAGAATATAATATATTGAGAATTATGAGTGGTATGGGTAATCTGGCGTGGATAAATTAAATTAGAAAATTTTCTGTAGAAATTTTTCTAACTATAAATTAAAAACTAATCCACCAATACCGTGAGAGGTTCTAAATAGATTATACTCTATTGCATATGCTTTCATAATAGCTGGATTTTGATAATTGATAATATTATTTAATGTTACTTGAATATAGGCATCATCCACTTTACTAAAGTTCATTGAACCTGATGGTTGCAAATCTCTTGGATGTAATGCAAATGAATACATATAGATTCCTCTTTGACTATTCATAAAATCATATTGATATTTTTGAATCATACTATAATATTCAATGTTATCTAAATCCATTCGATTAATTGAATTGATAACTAATTTATTTCTTACTATTAAATCTTGTTCAGTTGTTGTAAAAGGATATGATGTATAGATAAAATTATTATTAAAGTTTTTATTTGATGCTAATATTACTCGCCAAACAATTAATTTTATTGGATTGATAAGAGGTAGTTTATATATAGCATTAACTGAATTTATAATTTGGTCAGGAAGAGTTTGTACTCTTGGAATTAAATATTCATGAGAATTATTCATAAAATTTAATCTTTCATATGTATCTAAATAAATATAATTTACCAATAAATAGGCTGATACTATTGAGGGTTGATTAAATTGAAAATAATCCATATCTTTAACTACTACAGTATTAGCCATTATATTCATCTTGTAATTACTACTATTACCAGTTAAAACATAATTAATATCATTATTTTTTGATGGAACTATGAATGTACCTTTCACTGGATTGTAATATAATCTCATATTAATATCATCAAAATAAATAAATTCTCCTACTATTTTATTATTTTGATATTGTTGAATGAATTGTTCTCCTTTCTTATATAAACAAAAATTATCATTAACTGTAAGATAATATGATGGTGATACTTTATAACAATTATTAAAATCATTAAAATCAACATGAATCTTTACATCACTATATGTCATTCCAATTAATGGCAATGCTAAACCGGTATCCATACAGAACCAAAAAGATAAAGGAATATATAATAATATTTGCTCTTTTGTTTTGGTAAGAGTTATCATTTCCATTATATTACCAATCATTCGATTATATGATTTAGATAATCCTATACTATTAACCATTTCATACCATATATTTAACCAATCGCCATAATGTCTATCAATTATTGTACCACCAATTTCAACTTCTACATAATTTATTAATGCTAAACCAATTTTTGAAACCCAACTAAAATTTTTAAGAGATGATGTTGAAAGATTCCCCATAATAATATTAGGAAGTTGTATACAAATATAGGTCATACCCATCAAATCTGCATTCTTTCCGATTGATACAGTACATCGTCTACTGAAATCTGGAGTTGTTTTAAAATATTGAGGTGTCGGCTCAATTGAATAATTGGTGTGTCGTTTATATGCTATTTTAAAAAATGTAATTTCAGGTTGAGCAGATAAATATAAATTTTCCTTCCCAATAGAAACTAATAATAATAATCCAAGTCCCATATAAAGATAGTTAGAAAAACGATCTTTATATATTTATAATTTTATTTATTAGTAAAATATCTATAGACGAGGCATTGCAGATAATCTTAGAGTTGGTAAAGAGGCTACTACTAAGTTCATCGTTTGAGCAACACGTTGTTGTCTTGCTACTAATTTACTACTTTTTTGTTCTACTAATAAAACAATTTTTTGTAGATTTTCTAATGTAGCATTAAGATTTGCAATATCACCTGTCATTTCATAGTTTTTATGTGCCTCTAAAAACTGATGACCAGCAAGAGTTGCTTGGAGAACATCACGTTCTCTTCTTGCAATATCATCAATAGCACTCCTTAATGTATTAAAGTCTGCATCAGGCATTTTTTTACCAGACTGTTCTAATTGAGCTTGAAGTTGCATTAATTCACTACGTAAGCCATTTGAATAAAGTCTCACTTCTTCATTTAATATAGATTCAATTCTTCTAATATCTGATGGTTCACCACCTTTTTGAGTAATATAAGATGGACCATTTAATATGGTGTTAACAATGCTACCACCACGAAGAGGCATACTTCCAAGTGGCAGAGTGTTACGGGGTGTAACTGGAGCAACTGGAGGAGAGGATGAGTCCCAAATAGCACGATTTAAATTAATGAATCTAAAGAATTGTAAAATAAAGTATTGTAATTTGTAGTTATCAAGAAAAGCATTTAATTCTATGTTAGAGGTAGTGGCAGCAGAAGAAGGGCTAGAGGTAGTGGCAGCAGAAGAAGGGCTAGAGGTAGTGCCAGCAGCAGCGGCAGCAGCAGCAGCAGCGGCAGCAGCGACAAATTGAGCAGCAATAGTAGAAGACTTAGGGGCGGCAGAGGGAGGGGCGGCAGAGGGAAGGGGAAGGGCGTTAGGGGCGGCAGAGGGAATGGCGTTGCTGAGGGAGTCGAAAGCGGCGCCGGGGCCGCCGCTGAGGGAGTTGAAAGCGGCAGAGGGAGGGACGCTAGGGGGAAGGCCGCCGGGGCCGCCGCTGAGGGAGTTGAAAGCGGCAGAGGGAGGGACGCTAGGGGGAAGGCCGCCGGGGGGAGGGGCGCCGGGGGGAGGGGCGCCGGGGGCGTCGGGTTTTTCGCTCTGTTTTTTTACTAGTTTTAAAACTTTTAATATATTATTTATATCATAATCAAAATTAGGATGGTTTTTTTCTGGTACTTTGTCACGTACGGCTCTTATATAATCCTTATTTGATTGATCCTCTGGATCATTTGTTTTGGGTTTAGGTAGATTTTTTAGTAGAAGTGGGTTGCCCCCATATTTTTCCGCTACCTCTATTATCCTAGTACTTAGTACAGAACTAAAACCACCAGATTGTTTAAGGTATTTATTGTTTGTAGTAGGACGAAATCCATAAGCTGCAGGATTTGCTTTAATCTTAGCTATCCATTGAGAATAAGTTTCTCTTCTATGAAAATTAATTTTAAGACCATTTACAAGAGCTTTAATTTCTTTAACTTTAGCATCTTCTAGAGATTGAACAGCATTATCAGTTAAATTTAAGTTATTTTGTAGTTGTGCGATATCTACTTGTTTATTAGACAGTAATTTATTAAGCATTGCACATACGTTATTATTATTAATTGTGCATTGGGTATCCTCCTCTTCATTTACGGAATTACCATTTTTCATTAATCTACCATTATTGCGAGTATATATTTTACGTACACCTTGAAAAGGTTGTACCACTAATGAAACAGTAGCTGCAGATGCGTTTATAGAATTTGTTAAACTAGCAACATTGGTATTAACATTGCTTAGTAAATTTGATAAATCTAAAAATTGACTCATTTATACTTGTATATATATTATATAATAGAAAAAAAATTGATAAAAATTTAAATATTTTTAAATAACTAAAATATTTTTATCTTATTATTATATAATGAATAATAAAATTTTTGGTATTCCAATGTGGGTATGGGTTCTTGTAGGAGTTGTATACTATTTACATCATACTAAATCAACTGAACGTTTTGTAGATATGATAATGCCTAAAAAATCTCAACCTAAAATAAAAATATTTAATTTTAACACATCGTGGTGTGGATGGTCTAAACGTTTTCAACCTGAATGGGATGAATTTACAGATAATATTAAAAGCAATAAAAATGTAACTGCAATTGATATTAAATGTGACGACCCCTCTAATAAATCAATGTGCAATGATTATAATGTACCCGGATTTCCATCTGTTATAGCAGAAGTAGAAGGTGACCGTATTCAATATTCAGGTCCTCGCACTGCCGATAACTTGATGGAATTTGTAAATAAATTAGTTTAATTGTTTATATTTTAGTAGAAACTTTAACAAGTTCATTATAAAACTCTAATTCTTTTAATCTCTTTTTATCAAAATCCTTATAGCCATTCAATGCTCCATACCACATCCCTCCAATTGCAGCAGTAGTATCATTATCACCTGGATGGATTGCTACTAAGGATATAAATGTTTCAATACTATACTCTATATTATCAAAATCAATTATTTTAGACCCAGGAGATTGTATAGACATTAAAAGACAATCATATGCATATATACAACTATCTAATCCTGTACTACCAATACGATTCCAGTCCCATTCTAAACCTTTCAAACTTTTTCCTTGTATTACCATATTTTTAATCATGTTATTAGGATAAAATCCTAATAGAAATTCTGTTCTATCAGAAGGGAAAATAAATGTATCTAGAGAATTTTTATATTTTAATTTACTAATTCGAGTTTCATTATATCGTTTCCAATAAGAAATATATTCATCAAGGTCTTCAATCTTGTGTTCTTTTGGATAATATTTATGTATCGTCTTATTACGATATAATAATAGCATCCTATCTACCCATTCCCAAGGATTAATCTTATTAATAGCGTAACTAGTAAAAAGAGCAGTTATCATTCCTCCTAAAAATCCAATATAATAATTGTGAGTTACTCTTGATGCAATAATAGATTCTTCAATAATCTTTTCTTCATCATTTTTCCATACAAGACCAATAGGACCAGTTCTCATTGCTGCCCCATTTCCTCCCATATTACTTTTAATTGGCATATTTTTAAGAGTGACCCCTTTCTTTAATAATTTTAACGATTCAATTGTTGTAATACCACTTGTTCGCTTACTATCATATAATAAATCATAATTATCAATATATTCTTTAATATAATTAGTTTCTCCACCACCTTTCAATGCAGCCATAGCAGTTGCAATAATCATAATTGTATCATCAGAAGCATTCCAATTAGTAATATCAATCTTATTAGGTCCTCCTAATACCAAGTAATGATGTAATAAGATGGTCCATATATTATTATATTTAGCGAGAGTATTTGTTTCTATAGTATAATTAAATTCCCATTTGCCATTATAATAACCTAATGTTTCAAAATAGGATGCAAACATAAAGCTAGCTTCTATATTTTCCATATTAATAAAATTAAGAAAAAAATATTTAGAGCTATTTTTAATATATAGAATATATATTATGTCAAAGATTGAAATCGATTTTAATAATCTAAAATATAATCTATATGAAATTTTAAATGTACCGCCTAATTCTGATGCCACTAAAATAAGAAAAAGTTTTATGAAATTAATAAAAACCTTTCATCCAGATAAAAACTCAGATTTAGAAGAGGAAATTTATAATCATATTATTTTAGCCAATCAAATTTTATTAAATGAAAATAGTAGAATGCAATATGATGTTTATCTTATAGATAAGGTTGACTCATTTAATGATTTGAAGACATCTTTTAATAAAATAATTAAAGATGTTGATACTTATTTTCCAGAAAAAAGTAATAGTGTTAAAATGTTTACTAATATGAATACAGCATTGAATCAGAAACATGGTTTTACTGAAACTAATGATATGTCAGTAATGGAACGTTTTAGTAAAATAAAATCAACTAGAAATCAAGATGATTTTGTAATAGAGAAAGAAGATATTAAAACAACAACTGATTTCAATGAACGTTTTACTTATAATAAAGTAGATGGGAAATTTAAAAATCAGATTGTAGAATATAAGGGTCAACCTAATGAATTATCAACCTATATAGTAGGAGAGAATTTTACTAGTTTAGCAGATTTAGATAAATTATATATAGAAGATTCAGTTCAATGTTCTAAATATTCAAGTTTAGATAGAGCATTTATGTTACAACCTGTTGAAACAAATAATATGAATAAAACAGTTGATGATAGGATGAAAGATTATAAATCACAATCCGATAATATTAAGAATATGAAACCAACAGATTTCTCAACTAAAAAATTTAATGAGTGGGAGTAATAGCATCTGTTTGTATACCAATATCAACTGTAGTATTCGATTTATTAACATCTGTTTGTGTCGATATATTATATTTATTTAAAGTTTTTGGAGTTTGTTGATTTTTAATAAATTTTTTAGCGGATTTTTTTCCAATATTAATAATTTTTATTTTTTTATCCGTATCAATATCAAAATTGGTAGTTTCCTGATTAAAGTTTTCAATTTCAATAACATTATAATTATTAAAATTGCAATCATTACAATCTTTTCTCGATATAATATCAACTACTATACTTAGACATCCCATAGTAAGATTCATAATATTATCCATTTTATTACAAATACTATGTTTGATATAAATACCAATAGTAGTAGATGGATTACAATATTTAATAGGAAAGTTATTAACTAATCCACCATCAATATAATATTCATTTTCATATAAAACAGGTGTAAAAATAATAGGGACTGAAATTGAAATTCTTAATGCAGTTAATACTGACATTTTAGGTGTATTAGTATAATTAAATGCAACTTCAATACCCTTATTATAATTTGTACCAATAAATGTTAATTTCATATTAGTAAGATGGTAATGTTCTTCAAAAGTTATATCATCCAAGTTATATTTTTCTTTCAAAAAATTTTGCATAATAATCATAATTTTATCTCCAGTATCAATTCCATAAGATAATAATACAGTATCAATATTAGTATCAGGAATTAGTTTTGTAAAATTAAAATTAATTATAAAATCAATAATGTCTAACACACTATAACCTAATGATAATATGAAAGATACCATTGCTCCTGCAGATGTTCCAATAAAATTATCTATTTTATTAATATCAATATATTTTATATCTTCTAAATATTCAAGTGCACCTAAGAATGCAAATCCTTTTACACCTCCACCACTAAAACATAATGTATTGATATGTATTTGTTCCATTTATATATATAAATAATTTATTTTTAATTATTTTTTAGTAACATTATTAATAAGATTTATAAATAATAAAATAGATATTCCAACTAAAATTAATACAATAGAATCTCTATTATCATCTATCAAATCCTCAAAATGTTCAGTTAAACTAGGTCTAAATGGTTCTCTTAAAAAATTCTGTTTCATTTTATTATAACAAGTTCTACAATGACGAAGATGATTCATAATTTCATTACAACTATAAATTTCTTTAACATGTTTTTTTATTTTATCTAATCTTTCATCATCTTTAGTAATCATACTAAACGATTCTCGTTGTGATTGTTCTTGAAAAGTTTGTTCTTTTGGGTGCTGTTCTTTTGGAAATGACGAATGTAATGATTGATTATGTGGTATTATTTTTTCTGGAAACATTGAGGTTTTTTTTCCCCATGCATCTTCTAGTGAACAATAGTTCTTTTTCTTATTTCTAAATAGGAGATAATAATTTCTAAATTAAAATATAAATGGATTGTAAAATTATTAAGAATATAATTTTTATTATATTAGGTTATCTATTAATTAAATCAATAATAAAATTTGATGAACAATTTACTGAATCCACAAACTTATCTATTAATAATAATATTATAAATTATATGAAATATGATATTATTAAAGTAGATAATGATGCAAGAACTATTGTCAAGAAAGCAAATGTGGATTCTAAAGTAAGAGCCGAAATAAATAATAAGATGGTTGAATTTTATGGAGAAATACAAAATAATATGAAATTACAAAATACATTAAAATTCTTAAATTTAATAAATGATAATAATATGCCACTATTTATTAATGAACATCCAGATAATCATATGTTTAATCAGATTAAAATATTATTAATAACTGGTAAAATTAGTCCTAATATCGGCATACCCAATATTACGCGTAAACAAGTTTTACTTGTTTAGGTCCTATTAATTAATTTTATTTATTATTTTATAAAATAATAATGGTAATAAATAAAAATATCTAAATATAATTATATATAATGCTATCCGATATAATAAACGATAAATACATATCTACCGCACTAACAATAATGGTTGGTTTATATGCAGTGACATTAGGTCCAAATTTACCATCATTTGTCAAGGATTTATTTGCAAACAGTATATTTAAAATTATTATTTTATTTTTAGTTGTTGTACGTGCTAATAAGAATCCCACAATGGCACTTATTATTGCAATTGCATTTGTTATGACATTAGATTATCTTCAAAAGAAAGAATCAATTAATGCATTTACTTCTGTTGGTTACAAATTAGGTGAAAATAGTTGTGAAGAAGAAGATGTACAAGTTGAACAAGTTGAACAATTTCTTCAATTAGAAGAACCATCTGAATATCTTAATGAAATTGAAAGTATGGCCAATATAGCTTATTTAGAAAATGACGTAAATGATAACTTACCTTTTGAAGATTTTATAGAAGTTGATTATAAAATAGATACTGAATCAGAAGTAGATAGTATTGTATCTCCAGTAGAAATAGAAAATCGCGCAGCACGTATTGAAGATGTAGAAACATTTGTTTCCATGTAATATTACTATTTAAAAAATCTCGTGTAAAAGTCTTTTTATTGCGTTAAGTTAAAGGAAAGAATATTAATAATATTAATATGTCAAATTCAGAAACGTCATCCTCAGAAGTTCGTATAAACTATCAAGATTCAAAAGGTACAAATCTATTAGAAGATAAGAAACCACAATCAACTGATACAGATTTTTATTTTAATATGATTGCTAATCCAACTAAAATAGTTTTAAAAGAATCTGATACAGAATCTTCAGATTTTAATAATATGATGAAAAAGACTGAATCCGACTCATCCAATAGTAGTGAATCATCTAGAAAAAGAAGTTCAGAATCTCGTACAAAAGTTGAAAGCATTCGCGTCACTCAATCTGAAAAAAAAAGTGAAGTATCTCCTAGACCTACAATACCATCATTACCGAGACACGTAGAAAATAATGAATCGTTAGATATGCCAAAAGTTTTAACAGCTCAAGAAATTAGAATGAAAAAAATAGAATTATTACGTAAATTATCTGAAATTAAGACAAAAGGATATAAATTAACAAAAGAATATGATTTTAATTCTTCATTAGAGGAAATGGAATATGAATATGATTTATTAAAAAGTTTTGCAGATAAGAGAAATGGTGTTAAAATATTCAGAAATGGTTTATTACAAGCAGTATCAGTTATTGAATTTTTAAATGATAAATATGATCCATTTGATTTCCATTTATCGGGATGGGGTGAACATATGTCAGTTGAAATTGATAGTTGGGAAGATGTATTGGAAGAATTATATGAAAAATATAAAGGTAGTGGAAAAAAAATGGCTCCAGAAATTAAATTAGTATATCTTATTATTGCATCGGCATCAGCTTTTCATTTTACTAAATCACAAGCATCTAAAATACCCGGTTTAGATAGTATGTTAGCTTCTAATCCAGGATTATTAAGTAAAATTATAAATCCTAGTAATAAAGAGACATCACAATTTGTATCCCCTCAAGAATTAAATATTCAACAACAAAAAGAAGAATTAAAAAAAAGAGATGAAGAACTTAAAATGAAACAACAAATGCAAATGCAACAAATGCAAAAGCAACAAATACAAAAGCAACAAATACAAAAGCAACAAATGCAAAATAATAATCCCTCGCAAAATCAAAACAATAAATTTGATACATCTTCATCTATTGAAAATATTTTAAAATCTCAAATATTTAATGAACCAGTTGCAGCAAATGCAAAACCATTACCTAAAACAATCTCAGTTGATCAATTAAAAGTAGAGAGACCCAATATTATAGCTCCTGACCAAGTTAAAGATATTTTAAGTAGAATTCATAATATCCAATCAACAATAAAATCACCAAAAGCGCGTAGTTTTGCCGGAAATACAGAAACACAAGATGAAACATCATCTCAAAATGATAGATTAGTATCTGAAACAACATTAAGTGAAAATAATCCTCGAAAACGTATGGCTAAAAAGAAAAAAAGTGGAATAGTTATTGAATAATAAATTAGCATATATGTATGGGATTGAAAAGCTTTTCTTTAAATTTATTTTTTTATAAATTTAAAGAATAATTATCATTATTATATAAATGTCTGAAATATTAATAAAGAAAAAAAGAGGTCGTAAACCAAAGAATTTTAATATAGTAATAAATAAAAATGATACAGTAACTCATATATCAAATATAAACAGTGAAGAAGAAAATATAATATTTCATTTACCAATAACAATAAATGAAATAAATAATAAAGAAGTAGAAGATTGTGGTATATTTATTAAATCGGAGAATGATATAAATAAATTTAAGCTAATAGAAGATAATGAAATGAGTGAAAGTATTACTACAACTATGGCAACTAGTATAACTAATACTAGGAATACTAATAATAGTATTAGTAAAATAATGATTCATATATTAAATTTTACAAAAAATACAAAATGTTGGTGGTGTAGAAATATTTTTACAACACCATCTGTACAATTACCAGAAGATTTTTATAATGATACATTTTATTGTATTGGTCATTTTTGTAGTTATAATTGTATGAAAAGTTATAATTTGGATTTAAATGATAGTCTTTCCTGGAAACGTGAATCACTAATGAATTTATTATATTATAAAACATATTCTGAATATAAAGAAATAGTATCAGCTCCTCATTGGATGACTCTTGAAGAATATGGTGGTTCCCTCTCTATTTCTAAATTTAGAGAAAATTCAATAATGAATAATAAGGAATATATTGTATTACATCCACCATTAATTTCAAGACAGATGCAAATAGAAGAATCATATAAACTTAGTAAATTAAAAGAAGTTCCAATTGATAAATTAAATAAAATTTATTCTGAAATAGAATCGGAATACAAAATTAAACGTAATAAACCAATAAAATCAAATCAATTAAATTTAGAAACAACTATGGGGTTGATTAAATCAAAGAAAAAATTCTAACTCAGAAAAAATTCTAACTCAGAAAAAATTCTAACATTAAATGAAATACTAGATTTTTCTAGCATTAAAATTTCCTAGCAATATAATCTGTTTTAATAAATACTTTAGAACTATTCATTTTAGCAGATTCGGATTCTAACATTTTAATAAAATTAGAATGCATATCATCACTTGTATCTTCTGAACTTGTTTCAAATATATAATATGGAGCAGTCTCATATTTAAGGGTATAATTATATTTAATATTTTTAATTACATTTGTAAAGAGTTGTTTAGTTCCTATAATTCCCCCCAATGAAATAACTCCAAATCGAGATACAATTTTATTGATTTCAATCTCATTATTCTTTTCATATAATTCTTTCATATTCATAACAATCATTTTATCTAGATTTGTATTTTCTATATATTCATCAAAATTACTAATAAAATATTTCCACATTGATATTTCTTCTTCAGTATTTTCTATATATTCTTCATATAATGAATTAATATCATCAATAAAAGTTCGCCAAATATCTGAAAATTCATAATTATAGATTTTACATAATGAAATTATAAATTTACGGAACATCTTATTTTCATTAAATGGAATCATAAGTTCTCGTTGAATTTGCATTATATCCATATCTTTAAATTTAATATCTTCAAAATAAGCAGTAGATAATTGAATTGTATCTTTATCAATCGCTTCAATAGATGCTACCATTTCTTTATTAAGTGGAACAATTTGATTCCAACTAGAAATTTTACGACGTTTAGTAGCATCTTTAAAATTCATAATTCCTTCATATGGGTAATCAACTAATTTTGCTTCAAAATAACCATCTTTCTGTTTTGTAAAAACAGCCAAAACAGTTGTGCCGACTTTCGGCATAGTAGTGAACATATATTCATTAGACATTAATAAGTTATAATTATAATTTATTAATTGTTTAATTCAATTTTTGTGGGATAATTTTATACTTCTATTTCTAGTTGGCATGAGGTAATGAGTCTTTTATTAGTTTGTTTGATAATTGGTTTGACTGTCTGTTTTTTTGGTTGCTTTACAACTGGTTCTAAGGAAGTATAAAAATATGCTCCTTGTAAGAATGAATCAGCCATATCATCTTTTTTCTTAAAACTATTAAAATGATTCACCCAATTAGGTAAATGTGTAATCATATCATTACAATATTTAATACCTAGACTTTTTGTTAATTTATAAGCTTTGGTATCTTTTCCTTCTTCTACAGATTCCTTTTTCACTTTAATCAATTGTTTTGTATCCCCTTCATTTGCTAATTTTAATTTATTAGAAGGTGACAAGAATTTAACATGAGATATATTTGATTTAGTTATATTTTTATCTATAATACCACGAATAAGATAATAATCATATATTGTTGATGCAATTGATTTCATTCGTGGATTCTTAAATGATGGTTGATTCTCAATTACCACATAATCAGCCGCTAAAAGATTAGGCTTTGATTCTAAAACCATCATAAGATTATATTTAACATCATCAAAATTTAGTGTTCTTGAACTTTTAATTTTAAAACTTTTCATATCAGTTGATTTTATTTCTGATTTATATATTGCTTTAGCGTGAGTGGTACAATAATTATTAGTCATATCCTTATATTTTGCATTTTTACCACAAGTAATACAAACTGATTTTATTTCATTATCAGTAAATCGTTCCTTAAAAGATTTAGTTACTACTTCTATTTTCTTTGCATGAGGTTTACAATAATAATTTGTGACCCCATTAATAGTATTAGTAATACTTGCTTTCTTTCCACAACTACATTTCATTTCATCTCGTTCTGTTAAATCGATATTATTCCAATCTATAATATGCCAATCATTATATTGAGTACCATCTGCTTTTGTAAATATTTTTTTAGTCATAAGACAATAAGATAAATGGATTACTCCTACATCAAAAGATAATATTAATTTTTCCATATAATATTTGTAATATATTTATCTTTATATAACAGTAAAAAGATTGAATAATTATAACATAGAAATAATGTAATTATATTATATGTCTAAATTAGAGTTAATTATTGGTCCAATGTTTTCAGGTAAATCAACTGAGTTAATAAGAAAAATCCGTTTATTACAACAAATTAATAAAAAAGTATTAGTAATCAAACCAACTATTGATAATCGTTATAATGAACATAAATTAACAACGCATAATTATGACTCTGTTGATTGTATTGTATTAAAATGTTTATCTGATATAGATATAAAACTTGTCAAATCTTGTGATATGATTGTTATTGATGAAGGGCAATTTTTTAGTGATCTAAAAGAAACCGTGATATTTTGGCTCATTAATTATAAAATTAATATAATAATTGGGGGATTAGATGGAGATTATCAAAGAAATCCTATTGGAAATATTCTTGAATTAATTCCTCATTCTGATGTTTGTACAAAATTAACATCTCTTTGTATTGTTTGTAAAGATGGTACACCAGCACCTTTTACTAGACGAACAATTAAATCTGATGAAAAAATTTTGGTTGGAGGTTCAGATATTTATGAACCTGTATGCAGACAACATTATGTAACCTTATAAAAAATATTAAATTTTTTTATAATGTGTAATTTTACTTTACCACTTTAGTTCTTGTGAGGGTTCTATATTATATAATATAACCGATGAATTTTCTTAATATTTTTTTTCCATTTATATGTGTATCTTTAATCATTCGAATACCATTTATTTTAAACTTGTCTTTTTTTATACTTTTTTTAGGATATATTATTCGTTGTATATTATGATTGTTATTCATAGGAGAATAAGCAGTTTCCATTATATAATAGTTAACAAAAAAATGAATTATTGATATATAAAGCTATATTATCTTTATCTATCAGATGACCAATAATTTAAAGTGGGATAATTTTCAGTATATTGATTATTTAAATGTTGATAAAAATGAAATTAAGAACTTACCAAAAGGGATTGGTATTTCAACAATGTGTGCATCAGGAAAATTAAATACAAATATTGATGTACAAACTATAAAAAAATATATGCAATTAAATGAGGATGATATTATTTGGGTTGGTCGAAATAAAGAAGATTGTAGAAGTTTAATTAAAACTAAGATTAAACCAAAACGAAATAAGAAAGATGATAATAAGATGGTAAAAAAAGAAAACAAAAATTGTTTTTACAATCAAGTAACTGTAGTTATACGAATTGACAGTGGAGTTACAGATGATTTAGATAATGTACCTAAAATCAATATGAAATTATTTAAAAATGGTTCTGTGCAAATGTCAGGATGTAAATCTATAAGTAGTATTAATATTGCTTTGAATAAATTAATTATTCGATTGAAAGAAATTAAAGCTCGTTTTGAAAATAATAAAATTGTAGAATTTAAATATATTGAGACACCTGAAACAATTACAGTTAAAGATTTTAAAATTGATATGATTAATTCTAATTACCAAGTGGCTATTCAGATTGATAGGGATAAACTATATAATTTATTACAGAAGAAGAAAATTAAATCATCATATGAACCTTGTATTCGTGCGTGTGTAATTATTAAATATGTACCCGAACGAGATAATATTGAACAAAAAGAAGTTAGTGTTTTTGTATTTCAAAAAGGAAATATTATTATTACAGGTGCTCGTTTAAGAAGTCATATTTTATCGGCATATGATTATATGAATGATATTTTATTAGTTCATAAAGATGAAATTATAAAAAAGGATGATGAAGAAATTGAAAAAGTTCTACTTAATATTTATGATAATATTATGAAAGAAGCAAAAGTGGGATTAATAAAATTATAATCATATTAATAATCCATACCATTAGAGAAAACTGTTGTTTTATCCATACCAATATAAACAGTATGTTCATATTGTGCTGCGTATGCTCCATTTTCAATAGTTAATGGAGGATAACCATATAATATTTTATTTTTAACTAATGTATTTAATTGAGATTTCCAATTATTTATATTAAATATTTCAATATAGCGATCAGTGAAAGGAAGTGTTTTAAAATTAGATTCTATTAATTTGTACATTTGTTTATTTTGTGATGGTATTTGTTTTAGGTCTGGATTTATACGATATAATGTATTCTCACCATATTCTTTTACAATATTAGAACCAGTTGACCCAAATGTTTCAATTGCGTATACACCTTCTGTAAATCTATAATTTTCACCCATTTTATTTCGAATATCAGCACAAGGTAAGAACATACCACCATGTATAATACCATTCTTAATATTATGACCTCCTAAATTAGTAATTGCTTTAATTGGTATAGTCTTACCATTTAAAGTTATTTCATATGATTCCATTATTTCTTTATTTGCAATACCCCAATCGTAAATATCTGCATCTATGCGAGCTGTTTTTATTCCATTATATGTTGCTTCTTTCACTGCTTCTAATAAAGAATCATAGATTGGATCAAATGATATAGTATGAGCACTATCAATTATCCATCCATTTACTTCTGTACCATAATCTATTTTAAGTACATCTGATTCTTTTAATACCATATTATTTTGTGTAGATTTAGGATGATAATGTGCTGCACATTCATTTAATGAAAGTAATGCAGGAAATCCAATACCACCATATATTGATTTATCTTTATTTGAAATTTCCATTGTTTTAACTTCAATAATTTTTGCAATATCTACTAATTTAATTCCAGGTTTCAAATATGGTTGTAATTGTCGCCTAACCTCTTTATGAATATTACCTGCTAATTCTAATGAACCTATAATATCCTCTTTATCTGGATATATGTCGCTAATAGAAATATTCATAGTAATAGGATTTACACCTCGTAATAATTTAGACATTTTTTTGATGGTATATATCATTCACTAGAGGATTATTCTTTAAAGTATTTATAAAATTAGAATTAATATAATAACTTGATGTATCTATAATTGGTTTGCTCATAGAATAAACATTTTCAATGACATCACGTGTAACTGTTGGCATTACACTAAAATCTAATTTTTTATGAGGACCTGGTGTATAACTATATAATACTGGGTCATTTAGATGAACATTCTCAGCATCAATATATGGACCAAATACATCACCTTTACCATTAGGTGCTCTATTATAAGTTGATATTTCACGTCTTTCATCAATTTCCATATTTTTAACTGCTTCATGTGATGTAGGTTTATTAATTTCAGCAGATGCAATACCATTATAATCTTGTAGTAGTGTTGTTTCTTTAATTGTACGTCTAGCAATATCAGTTGTATCTAATGAATAATTACCCATATTCATATTATTAATATTAGTTGCAATATTATGAGATGTAGATTGTCTAATAGTTGGTTTCATCTTATCACTAATATTAACTGGTACATTTTTATCTTGTGCTGTCAAATTCAATGCAATATTATGTGATGTAGATTGTCTAATAGTATTTTTCATCTTATCACTAATATTAACTGGTGCCATTTTCTCTTGGACATTTGTATTTATTGCCATATTATGAGATGTAGATTGTCTAATAGTTGGTTTCATCTTATCACTAATATTAACTGGTGCCATTTTCTCTTGGACATTTGCATTTATCGCCATATTATGAGATGTAGATTGTCTAATAGTATCTTTCATCTTATCAGTATATTGAACTGGTGCCATTTTCTCTTGAATATTTGTATTTATCGCCATATTATGAGATGTAGATTGTCTAATAGTTGGTTTCATCTTATCACTAATATTAACTGGTGCCATTTTCTCTTGGACATTTGCATTTATCGCCATATTATGAGA